CTTTTTCAAGTCCGCCAGTCATTGAGGCTACGTTTTCTTTTAGACGGTAGTCTGAAGAAGTCGAGTAAGTAGTAGTTGAGCCTGATGTTGATATTTGCCCGACTTGAGTGCCACCATTGTTAGCAAATTGAATTTGCGTAGATGATGATGTTCCTGCTCTGGTGATCCTAATTAAGCCAGATGGATCAAGAACAACTCCTGCACCCGTAACGGTGTCTACAGTTTTACCAACTGCAAATGCACCTGAGTTAACAATCCTAGCTCGTTCAGCATCATTAGTGCCAAAAAGAATTGGCCCATTTGCCACATTCCAAACATACGTTGTACCTGTATTACCAATGAATCCAAGGTACATATATGAGGTTGATACGTCTTTATCTCTAAGATAAACTGCGCCACCAACAGAAGACTTAACATCAAGCGCTGCCGTAAATCCAACGGGGTCTGATGGAGTTGCATCCCCAATGCCAACAATACCATCATCATTGATAGTCATGGCATTAGTCGTAATGCCAGAAGCGTAGGAGTTTGAAGTGCCAAATTGCAACAGTGAGCCGCTACCTGTTGTTTTTACAGCAATCCTAGCTGTTGGGACTGTTTGATTATTGCCCGTAAAGTCGATGCCGCTGTAATCGGTTGCAGCCGTTGATCCACGTACAATTACGCCAAGTTTTGTTGTGCCTGTAAAAGATGTCACCCCAGCAGGGCCGACCACATCAAGTTCTGTTGCAGGCGAACTCGTACCAAGACCTACAAATCCAGACGCATCTTTGTAAATTTGATTTGTACCAATAGCAATAACGCCTGTACCGCCTGTAAGAGTGCTTGTGTAGGAGAGGGTAGTAAACGCACCTGTACTTGCTGTAGTAGCACCAACAGTCGTGCCGTTAATTGAGCCGCCCGTCACTGCTACGCTGTTAGCAGCCTGCGTAGACATTGTTCCCAGACCTGTGATGTCTGTATTTGGTATTGTTGCAGAAGCTGTTAGCGCAGAAGTTCCAGAACCTTTTACGTAGCCGGTTAAAGTGGCAGCGCCCGTACCACCAGAAACGACAGGAAGCGTAGCGGCAGTGGCTGGAGTAATTGTCGAGCCGTCAACGTAAACAGATCTTTCGGCAGGGTACGTAACAAACACATCTTTTGGGTTAGCGGCAAAGTTAACCGCAGCGCCAGCATTGCTAGACTCTAAAATAGTGTCGCGGGATAGAGTTGTACCTGATGCAGTATACGTACCAATACCTACTTCCCAGTCGCCCGTAGCGGGGTCAGCAATTGTGTAGTACGTAGTATTCCCGTCACCAATAACAGAAAAATCTTGATAGCCTGTAAGGGCTGCGCCTAGCGTAATTGTGCCTGTACCGGCAGTTACGCTATTTACTCGGACTCTGTCTTTTACAACTAGTGCCATGTTCGTTCCTTACGACAAAGAAGTGTCAACTGGAGTCCAGTCGGTAGCTTCAAAGTCGTTAATTGTTTGCCAAGCAGTTGGGCTATTACTTTCAACGCTTTGCCACACAGCCGCCTGACTGCCATTAATCGTCTGCCAAACCGCTGCACTGTCACTACCTATATTTTGCCATGCAACAGTCTGACTGTCATTGATAAGTTCCCATAAGAACCGCGCCAAAATACTGTCAGATGCAATACCAAGTTCTGTAATCAGTGCAGTAAAATTAGCTTGCGCAGCGGCTTGCGCAGAACCTGTAGCGGACTCTTGTACAACTACTTGAGAAATACTTTGCGCGTTAACCAAGTCTTGCGCGACTGCTGACTCAGACACTCTGGTCACAAATACTACGCTAGATGACAAAATGTCCGTGCTAGCTACAGATTCCGCTACGGTTCCGCTGATAATAGTTTGCGATTCAACAGAGTCTGCGCCTGTGGCACTCTCTGAAACATTGACCGCGAATATATAAAACGCTGTGATTGCGTCTGTCGCTGTGCTTGTCTCAAGAACAGTAACAACAAAACTTGCCGAAGCCGATGCCAAACTTAGGGCTGCTGTTGCTTCTTGTACGCTCACCCCAAAATTAGTGAGGGCAGATACAACCTCGGCTACACTTGCGGATTCATTTACAGCTGTAGAAAATATTGGGCTAGAAGAAACAATCTCTGCGGCTGAAACAAACTCAGACAAGACAGCATTAAATTGGCTTCCCGCAACAACAGATTGGTCTGCTGCTAAAACTGACTCATTAACCGAAACCAAAAATTGCGCAAGCGCTGATGTGCTATCTGCCGCAACTACCGACTCATTAATAGAAACAAAAAACTGTGTTCCCCCACTTACATCGGAGAAGGGTAAAGCCGCGAAAGATGCACCTGCAAACACTACGCCTCGATCAGATCAGATTCAGCGAACCAACGCTCTTGAGCTTGACCTGCAAGATCAACCCACTGAATCAAATAAAAGAAGTTACCGTCCTCATCCATGCGTAGTTTTTGCACAGGGCCTTCAGGGACAGCAACCGCAACCTTAACGCTCTGACCTTTTGCAAATTTAGTAGCCATGATTGTCCTTATGCTGCGTCAAGCGAGAATTGGTATGTAACGTTCAACACATCGCCCGCAACAGTTACTCGATCACCGGGGGATTGAAAGTCAGACTCAGAGAACAAAATGCCTGATGTACCAGTCGCCACGTTAGTTAAAAACGCGCCTGCCACTGTGCCGCCACCACCTGTAATAGTGAAAGCAACTGGGGACGGGTTGGTAATAACAGATGGATCGGCTGTTGTTGCTGCGCCAAATGTAACCGCACCACGGTTTCCAGAGTAGTCAGTAAACTCTGTCCAGCCAGCATGAGAGGCAAGTGTGTCGCCAGCAGCAAAAGTAGTACCGCTACCGGGGCCTGTAATTAGACCAAGATACCATGTTGCAGTGTAAGTTGTGCCAGAGAAATACTTGTCATTCATGTCCTTAAGACCTTGATTGACCACAAGATTATGGGACTTATCTTCCCACTTCAGGTTGCCGTCTTTATCAAAACACTGGACGTGAAATACACCACCTGCCCGCATGCTCTCTTTTGTAGTCTTGTTTGACTCTAAAGTTGACGAGATAATGTCGTTGATGGTTGCATGTTGGTTCAACATAAAAACTCCTTAAATAAGTCTGATTAGCGCTTGGTCAGCCGATGCAGTCGGAAACTGAACTGTAAATGTCCCTGTGGATGTACGATCAGCGCCAAAATCCAGCACACAAACCGCGCCATTAACACCAGCCTTGTATATCAACGCGCCTCTTGCTGTAAATGATGCAGTCCAAGAGACGTTCACAAACGACACATATGCGGCTGTTGTTCCGACGAGAGGGGTTAAAACTTCTCCGCCTGCTGTATACCCAGACGCTACAACTTCACCGGTCGTTGTGTACTCAGTAGTATTTTGGTCAAGCGTAGCCGCATTGGTGTACAACGCGATATAGAACGTGTCAGTGCTAAAGTCAAACTGACCTTCAGTTAAACCAATCTTAAAAGTGTTGCAAGTGAAATTACCAGTAAAGCTCAAGATATATTCTCCACAAGTCTGTTGCTTTTACGGATATTTTCTACGCCCGGTATCACTTGCAGGTTGCACGGCACATGTAGTCCTGAAACAGTTTTACCCCGCAATGGAATTATATGGTCAACATGCCAGCTAAACCCAAACATTTTTGTACGTAAAGCAGCCAATTCATACGCCTGCTCAATCATCCAGTGGTCGTCTTCTGTTAACCATAATGGAGTGCGTTGTATTTTTGCTAAATTACGACGTGCTGTTCTGGCGGCAACTTTTGATGGGTTTTGTTTTTGCCATAACAAAGCTTGGTTTAAATAGTATTGTTTATTTTCAACATATCGCGCTCGTAATTTTTCTTGATTACTTTCAGCGTGTTTATGCCATGACTGCCTGTTAAGCTCATTTGCTTTGCTTCTATTTTTTTGTTTCCACGCAACTGCTCTAGCGTTCTCTTTATCTGCGTTTTCTGCATAATAGGATTTTGACAATACTCTATGCATCTCAACGTCTTTAACGAACATTTCTGGAGAAAGCCAAACTTCTTTACAAAAACCATCTTTTTTGATTCTTGTATTTTGGTAATACCCAAACACATACCCGTCCTCTCGAACGTCACCCTTTTTAAAGGGTGCGGCGGTTTTAGGGTTTAATCGTTTCATCGGACCGGATACCGGACTTGACCACTTCGATAGGCATCCTGACGCTCTTTGCCGTCGCCAAGTTGTTTCAGCAACATCATTGATTCTTGGTACTTTTGCTCGTAATTTGCTACGACATCTGGCTCTTGACGTTGAAATATACAGGCTTCCCGCATTGCACCATATAACAGCGCAGAGTCAAAGTTATCGCCAAGCCAAGTGGTTCCAGCAGTCACGATTGACTCTGGGTAGAAGAAGTAATGCAACTCAATAGAATACGCGCTGTCCGGAGTTGGCCCAAGAATTAAAGAAATTTCGTTGGTCAACGCAGGGGGGTTATCAGATGTCGTCGTCGGGCCAAAAATAGCATAGTATTTTGGCAATCCTGTATCTGTGGGAGAGGGATACGACTGACGTATAAAGTTTACATCTTTGTTTAACAAGTACTCATACTCGCCGTTTGCCTTAATAACTGCAACTGAATATACAGACAGAAAGTCAGAAGGGGTAGATAAGTACTTGTTGTTTTGCGATGCATTGCCAGTAACGTTCTTTCGCAGGTAAGACAGCTGAACTGAGTTATAAATACGCTGCTCAGCAAGCTCGACAAATACAGGAATGTTTTCGACAAACAACTGTTCATCGCTTTCTGCATAAGCCGTAATAGCTGCGGAGAGTTGAGCGTAATTCATTATGCCATTGGCCCTCTTGCCATCGTACCCTTCGTAGCGCAGCCTGTACCACGAATCTTAATGCCGGTAGTCTTGACATTTTCACGGGCTGGATCTCCAGTGCTGACACGCATAGCAGGGCCACAGGCTTTAAAGTCTTTCGCAGCCATTGTGTTTGGATCTTGACGTTTAGACATCGTTGCTGCATGAGTTTCAACGCCAAACTTTTTGCCATTCATGGTGTGGGGTTCAGCATACACCTTAGCGTCGCCAATCTCTTTACCCATTACTTTCTGACTGTACTTAGCCATATCAACCTCGCTTTTGAGCAGCAATTTTAGCCAAGCCACGACCCATTTTCTTCATGTCAGCATTTGTCTTGCCGCCCTTAGAAGTAGGTGTACCTTTGCCAGACAACGCAGCGACCGTTGGGCCACTGTTGCCAAGATTTTTACCTTCGGTTTTGCCTTTCTTGGCTACGCCGTCTGCGCCACGTTTAAACATGTGATACTCCTTAAGTAACCGCTATTGTAACTGTACCAAGCTCAACTTGGATAATCAAGTCATTCGGTGTTAATCCGCTGTCAAAACCTCTAGCGCCGCCAACTGGATTAAAACCCCATTGAAATATTCTGCTACCACCAGACGGATCGCCGTCTGCATCTAAACCTGAAACAACATAACTGGTATCTGGCCTTGGGTTTCTAAGCGCCTGTGGATCATTGACCGGATACATGCCAAGCTGCAACTGCGGTTGATCTGGTTCCCAGCACTCACGGCAAACCAAAATGTTTTTAATCTGTGTCTTAATGACTAATTTCTTAAGCTCTTTAAGTTTAAACCGTTGACCACACCGATCACACTCCGCAATCGCATATTTACCAGAGGCAAATTGACTAGGCATCGCTCACCTCAATAAAACATATTGCGAGGCACAAATCGCAAGGGAGCTTTTTCACGATCCTCATCTGCAGCCAACTGGAACTGTTGCTCGTAATCTTGTTTTAAAAACATCACGCGATCAGGCTGTACATCAGGCAATTTAACGCTTAGGTTAAACGCAAGTCCAGCAACCAAACACGGGATAAAACGAAATGGAATATCTTGTGTAGATACACCGCCACCAGAATCTTGAATACGGCGCATTCTGTAGTAAATGAACGTATATTGATCGCCCGGTGCGTTGGGTGTAGGCCAGACGTTAATGTTTGGCGGGAATGTTTGATAAACAGAAGCTGCAGCTAAATGCGATACCGCCGTTGTATTAGCCTGTCCACGAAAGCAGTTCAACAGTTGGTTGCCACTTACGTTCTGGTACATAATAATTTCGTCATCAACCTTGATATATCCTTGGCTCGGTAGGTTAGCCGCCGACACCACAGTAATGGTTGTATCTGTTGCCGTTATTCCACCGTTTAAAGCCGTTGTAACGCTTGCATTTGTATTACCTGACTGGCGGTTAATCCAAACTTGAATTGGTCGCGCCTGTGCGTTTTTGTTAGGAATGGTGATGTATGTGGACTCAGAGATACGGGTAATGTTGATATCAGTCTGATTTTGCCCAGATCCTGTACGAATAACCGTATCCAACAGATCAATCGTGTCATTAGGCAAGGCGTAAGTTGCCTGCCCTGTAACCATCGGAATTTGACCTTGTTCAATTGTCCACAAGTTAATGCCACGGTTTGCCCACTCAACCGTCAATAAGTTAATGCTACGACGTGCTGTACGCAGATCATATCCAGTACGCAGCTCTTTACCGCAACGCTCAAACGCCTCTTCCACTAATTCGGAGAGGTCTAAATTAAAGCCTGCGGTGCCGGATGTTGCCATTATCTATATCCTGCCGTTTTCTTTGCAATACGTTTTGGCTGAGCTACAAACTGCTTACCAGCCGATTTACCTGCGCGTTTAGCCTTGGTTGTGGCTGCATACTCCGCAGGGCTTAATGCCTTTATAGCCTTTTCTGGCAAGTACCGCTCCCCCGTTTCAGAGGATTTTTTGCCTGACTTGGTTTTCCATTTTTGGTCTCCCCAGTCTTTCAAGGATTTTTGCGGCGCTTTCAATCTCGGTAGCCCCCGCCTGCGGCTTTATACTTCTTAGCTACTAGCTGTGCTTTACGGGCTGACCATTGACCAGCACCTGTGCCGTGAGTAGCTGCGGCTTTAACTTGGGACACAATCTTCTTACGTAAGCTGGGTTTGGTGTAATTACCAGCGGCATTTACTTTGCCGCCCTCAGCGTACATCGTAAACTCATCACCATCTTTACGACGAGCTTTTTTACCCCCGGGCATTTTAGCGGGGTTAATCGCACCCATGCCGCGAGAGGCTCTCATTAGACCATCCGTCCTTTTGTCTTACCACGAACAGCGCAGCCATCAGCCCGTTTAGAAGCGGAACTAACTTTGCCACCTTTTTTAAAACCAGCGTAGTCTAATGATTCATCAGAAAGACGTGGGGCGCTTCTAGACGACGATGTAGGACTCGCAAAATCACGTACATCACCAGCTTTTTTTGGATCGACATATGGATAAGATGTTTCTTTTACCCCATCTTTAACCTCAGTTTTGGCATTCTTTAATGCTTCTTCTCTCGCTTCCTGAGCGGCTTTTTTAGCAGCCTCTTTTCTAGCTTCAGCGCTCATGCCTTTAGTAGCCGCTTTGCTTGCGGCATTTCTAGCAAGCGCCCCGACACCTGCTGCTACAACTGGGGCAATAATTGGTGCGGGCATAATAATCTCCTTAGCACATTCCGCCACTCTTCATCTTAACCATCATGCCTTTGGTCTTGCCTTTCATAGCACAACCATCAGCACGACTTGAGGCTGAACCGCCCT